TTACGCTTTATGCGATACTTTCAGCGGCAATATGCTGGCCACGGCTTCCGCGGCTCTTGCCTGCGCCTGTGCGAGCGTGTGGGCATAGATGTTTAAAGTGGTGGTCGTTTGGGAATGACCAAGGGATGCGGATACGGTTTTTATATCTGCGCCGCCGTCGATGAGCAGCGAAGCGTTCAGGTGGCGGAAGCTGTGGATGCTTACCCGACGCAGTCCTGTTCGCTTGCAAAATCGGTCATACCAGGAATATGGCGTGTTGGGGTTCATTGGCATGCCGTTCCAGGCAGTGAAGAGCCGGTCATGGTCTTTCCATTGGTCACCTATTTTGAGACGGTCAGAGCGCTGCTGAAGGCGGTATCGGCGCAGGTAATCAAATACCTCTGCCGGCAGCTTTAAAAAGCGGTGGGATCCTTCGGTCTTAGTTGTATCGGTAATGGTTCCTTTGCCTTTTACGTACAGTGATGTCCGGCGGATGGTGATGACGCAGTTCTCGAAGTCAATATCTTTCCACTCCAAGCCCAAGAGTTCACCGCGGCGGAAGCCTCCGTAGATCGCCAGGATAAAAAACACCTGGTATTCCAGCGGTTCTGACTGCAACAGGTCAATAAATTGCTGCGCTTCATCGAGGCTGTAAATATCGCGTTCTTTATGTTTCATAGCGGGAAGAGTAACGCGGTGGCAGGGGTTCTCTTTTATCACCTCTGTCTTCACAGCGTATTCCATAATGGACGATATGAAGGATAAATACTGTTTTATGGTCTTGGGGGCAAGGGTGCCGCCTGTTGTCTCGTTGATACCCTCTTCACCCAGGTTGTTGATGAAGCTTTGCAGCTTCCTCGCTGTTATCTTGTCAATTCGCAGATGGCCGATGGCAGTATACACGCGCTTCTCATACTGGTGGTAGCGCTCAATCGTTTTTGCCCGAAGTGTTTTTTCTGCGCATTCTTTAAACCACTGCTCCGCGAAGGTTTGGAATTTGATATTTGATATGATGGTTCCGTTTTCCTCGAACAAGACCACCTGCCGGTTCAGCTCTTTTTCGATCTGCCGCTGTGTCATCCCCGGTTCGGGTGTCCAGGTCATGGAGCGAATGATTTGTTTTCCGTAAACGTCGTATCCATCAGATACGCGAATGCGATAGGTTTGGCCGCGTTTGGTTATAGATGCCATGGTTGTACCTCCTCCTTTTTAAAAAAGGGTGCAAAAAAGCAGCCCCTTGATTTCAATGGGCTGCGCGTGGTACAATATGACTGCGAAGTATTATCGTACCGACAGCCCGATCGGGTTTGCTGGTCGCCGCTTCATCCTGTTGGCGCAGGGTGGAGCGGCTTTTTTGTTTTGTTGGTGAAACTTTTTGACATTTTCCATATATTAGTACAAAATCCGCATAATTGGTAAATATTACATGTCCGTAAAATTGCATCTCAATCGTTGTAGGGGTAGAAGGGTATTTGTTTAATCCACAATGCCCTGAAACTTTAACGAAGGGGATGAGCAATATATGCGGTCAGAATTACCAAAAATTAACATGTCGCCTTTTACCTCGCCCAATCGTTACATTTATGGAGGAATAAAAAATTCCACTTGATTTTAATTCAGAACACCCTGTAACACTGACGAAGGAGATGAGCGATTATGCGGATAGCTGCAGTCCCGTAATATTCCAGCCTAAAATGCACCTATTAGACTTGCAAGAATCGAACGGATGTACTATTATAATAGCACGGAATACTTAACGTGCGGGATATGGGAGGGTTACAAAAATGGATAGAGACACCAAGCGAATTGGATACGTAAAAGAAATAATGCGATTGTGTGAGAAAATTCAGGACCTACATATACTAAAACAGGTTTATACCATACTGAGGCATTATATGGACAAGCATGGAGGGGGTTAATCCCCCTCTTTTTTTTGTGCCCCTTCTCGCAGCTTTTTGAAGAAATCTTTAACCACAGCCTTAGATTTATCATCGAGCTTATGATACGTGCGCATCATATCTATGATCATTGTGTAAAACGGATTGCTGTCGTCGTTGTCCAATAATTCAGCCACATATTCTGCCACCTCATCGGTCGGCAGTTTTTTTATATACATGTCGCCATCGCCGGTGCGGAGCCAGTCTTCGTTAACGTCGAACTCGCGGCAGATGTCAGCAATTGTGCGGTCGCTGGGTACAGCATCAGATTTATTCAAGAGTTTCCATATATACGCAGGGGTTATAGATAATCGGCGTGCGAAATCGCTTTGTGATATTCCAATATCAGAGAATAATGCCCTAAATCGGGAATTGATATTATCCAATATATCACCTCCTGTTGACCACATTATACGGCGCATCTGTTGTAAAGTCAAGAGAAAGTTTAAACTGAGTTGCAAAAACATGTTGACAAATAAACTGAGATGTGATAAGATTTAACCAAGTTAAAAATGAGGCGAGGTGAAAAAATGAACGAAGTAACCGTAAAAGAAAAACAGGAAATCCGCGAGATAGTGAACACCGCAAAAATCCTTGCGAGATGTGATCCGCAAAGCCTGAAACTCGCGAAGTTTGGAATGGATCTCTTGAAAGCGCGCTGTGAGATCGATGAGCCGCCGTCAACACCCAGCCCGCCCGAAAAGAAACCGGCATAAGAAAAAGCCGCCCGAAGGCGGCAGGGAGATGGTGAAAATATACGAGTTTGAAATTGCCAGATTAGTTTTGGCTGTCACAGCTATTATTCTTTCTGTTGCAACAATTGCTTTACGTCGGAGAATATAGGAACTTCTATTTCCTTCTGAAGGTTTCCTCTATTGGTATATATGAAAATAATTATCTTTTGATATGGAAGTAAAAAGGATTCAGATGTTGTACTCAATTTAAAAAGATTACCACTTGCTTCTAACCCTTGGAGCGAAAGAGGAAAGGAAGTCGATCGAATGATTCTTTGATTCAGAAGTTCGGTACCTTTATGATTATTAATTTCCATTATAATTTTGGAATCGTATTCAACATTGTGTGTAACCGACCCATCTGATATAGCTAACTTTGTAATAGAAATTGGTAACTGTGACTTATTGGATATTGTAAAACGTAACGCATATGCTGAGTTTTTATCATTGAGATTTAAGGGGTAAATTTTGTCAAGGAATATATCTACCTTTTTTCTGTTCGAAATTACACTGTATACAAAATTATAAACTGACAAAGCAAATGCTGCGATTGTTAAAATATTTAAAAATAAGTTCATGTTTTTTATCTCCTCTCATCAAAATTTTACCACTCAAAAGAGGTCGATGCAATGATGAAATCTTGCAAAGTAAAAAAGCCGCCCGAAGGCGGCGAGGGGGTGAGAGAGGTATGGAAAGCTATAGAGATCTGGAAAAAATACTCATCCAACAAATGGAGTTGTTGAAAAAACGTTCAGTAAGTACCACACCCAAGGAATTGGCGATAATCTCAATTGCCATGGCCCAGTTGGCTCAGGCGATCGTGGATATTCCTTAAACAGAAAGAGGTGAGCGAAATGCAAATAACCATACCCGATGCGGTATTCAACCAGCTGGTTCTGGCTGCCAAAGAACAGATCATGGAGGAGCTGCCGCAGTGCACCTACCCCAAGATTCCGCGGATGCGGACGGTGCCCGAAGCAATGAAGCAGATCAGGGAAGAGGACCCGAATACCTGCGTGACGTTAACAAGCATCCAGGATGCAATCAGAAAAGGGCATTTGACCGTTGTGGAGGTCGGCAACAAAAAGCTGATCAACTATGATCACCTGATCAAATTGCTCTCGAGCGGACAGCAGGCGGAAGGCGAGCCGGTGGAGAGAGGCAAAATCAGGAAGATTGTGTGAGTATAAATCACTCAACGGAGGAGGACAGCCATGAACAAAGACAGCCCATACATAAAACACAGCCGGCTGGGCGTGATCCTGTTTGTTACCGGGCTGATCGGGGCCCTCGTGACGGCCATGGCGTCGGACAGCGGCATGCTGACCATCTGGCAAGTGCTGATCCTAGCGACGGCAGAGAGTCTGGCCATGGGGATTGGCGGGTTGCTGTGTGATAAAGATTCACAGAATGGAGGTCGAGAAAAACAAAAATGAAAAGCTGTATGGAGAGAATGAAGGAGAATCACACAGACGAGAAAATCGCTTCGTTTCGGGTAAAACAGAAACTACCGTATGAAGCAAAAATAAACTATGCATACACACGCGCATGGGAGTTCTACAACGAGTGTGGCAAGCGAGGACTGAACTGTCATGTATCCGTAGGTGGTCTGGACAGCATTACTTTGCTGTTGTTTTTGCGGTCCATTGGGATAGATGTTCCAGCGGTTTCGGTATCGACCCTGGAGGACAAGAGCATTCAGGCCATACATAAAACATTGGGAATCATTTCACTGAAACCTTTAAAGAGCAAAACACAAGTTCTGCAGGAATGTGGGTTCCCGGTACTGTCTAAAGAAACGGCGTCGAAGATCGAGCTGCTACAGAATCCATCTCCAAAGAATGCCACAGTCCGGCATGCAATCATCACAGGAGAAACCGGAGCATACGGAGGAAACCGGACAGGCACCCGGATGAAGATGGCTCAGAAATGGCTGGAACTGTTTGCAGGAGGTGAAAATGAACGGGAGGATGTGCAATATCAATGTGCGCCGTTTAAAGTATCCGCCAAGTGTTGCTATTACCTCAAAGAGAAGCCATGTGATGACTGGGCGAAAGAACACAACAGTGTACCGTATCTGGGTCTCATGGCGTCCGAAGGAGGTCGCCGCCAAAAGTCGCTCATGATGAATGGATGCAACTACTTTGGAAAGACAGCGATACGGTCAGCGCCATTTGCGATATTTGACCGCCAAGATCTGTTGCAGCTTGCCCTTGACCTGGATGTACCTGTTCCAGAGGTATACGGCACCATAGAATGCCAAGCAGATGGCACGCTTTACACAACAAGAGCACAGAGGACAGGCTGCTCCATGTGCGGGTTTGGAATCCAGCTCGAAAAGAGACCGCATCGATTTGACCGGCTCTACGAAGACAACCCGAAAGAATGGAATTTTTGGATGCACCGATGTGTGAAAGATCCAGTTACAAATGAAGTATATGGGTGGGGTAGGGTGCTGGACTACATAGGGGTACATTGGACACAGGGATCATTACAAACAGATCTGGACTTGCAAGCAGGGAAAACTGCCAGCAGAAAGAAAGGATGACGAAGACTTGAGATTGCGAGAATATCCATTGGGGAACCGCAATATTGTAGGTGCCCGTGTTACGGAAGCACGCCGCCGTGTGAACATGCCTCAAAGAGTCTTACTTGCAAAAATGCAGGTCAAAGGCATAGAACTGAACACGTCCGGTTTGTCCAAATTGGAAGGGCAGCACCGGTATGTCATGGATTTTGAACTTGCGGCGCTGGCTGATATTTTGGATGTAAAAGTGGATTGGCTCCTTGGAAGAGACGACTACATAAAGGGGAAGTAGAGATGCAGAAGAGCAAAAAAGAAGCCGCTCCGGGCGTTGGAAGCACCCAGAGCGGCAAAAAGGAATTTACATACCGTCAACAGTTTATCGCCCAACAGCGAAATTGTCAAGAGCAAAGGGAGGCGGCGCACCATGAACGACAGAATCCTTGGATATAAAGGCACGGGACCGGAGGCCGGCCGGTACGTTTCCGCGGACAAGGCTCTTGCCTACGCCATGGAGCGCTGCCAGATTGCAAAAGCTTCTCTTCCAGGTGACACATGGCCGGAGTTCCGCGAGACACTGGTGGATTGGTTTTACTCCGGGAATTGGATCGCCGTCGAGGAGGCGCAGGCGTCATGAAGCTGAACCGTGAAGAATGGCTGGCGGAGCGCCAGAAATCCATCGGCGGATCCGATGCGGCGGCCATTGTAGGGCTCAACAGCTATGTTACACCGTACACTGTCTGGGCAGACAAGACCGGCCGCTTGCCGCCCAAAGAGGACAACGAGGCCATGCGGCAGGGCCGGGACCTGGAGCAGTACGTCGCGGAGCGGTTCATGGAGGCCACCGGCAAGCGGGTGCGGCGGCGCACGGATATGATGCATAATCACGCTTACCCCTTCGCACACGCGAATATCGATCGGGCTGTAGCCGGGGAGAGGGCTGGCCTGGAGTGCAAGACCACCAGTATTATGAATCTGAAAAAATTCAAGAACGGCGACTTCCCGGAGCACTACTATGTCCAGTGCGTCCACTATCTGGCCGTCACCGGCTGGGACCGCTGGTATCTGGCGGTGCTGGTTCTTAACCAGGGATTCTACTGGTACACCATTAAACGAGATGAGGACGAGATTACCGCGCTGATGGAGGCGGAGCGGGAGTTCTGGAACAAGCATGTGGTTCCAGATGTGCCGCCGCCCATGGACGGGAGGCCACCCACATCAAATGTATTGGAATCCATCTTTCCTGCCGCGGAGCCGGGGCTTCCGATGGTTGACCTGTTTGGCCGTGAGGAGGTCGTCCGTAATTACCTGACCGCTAAGGAATTGAGCGATTCTTACAGCAAAGAGGCAGAGCGATACCGGCAGATACTGGAGCAGGACCTGCAGCAGAACGATTCCGGAACCTGTGGGAACTACTTGGTAACATGGAAGAATCAGTCGCGCAGCACATTTGACGTCCACCGCTTTTCCGAAGACCGTCCGGACGTTGACCTCAGCTCATATTTCAATGTATCCCATTTCAGAAAATTTAAAATAAAGGAGAATGAATGATATGTCAGGAGCCATTCAGCAGGCTGTGAAGAGCCAACAGGAGGCGCAGCTTGCGCCGACCATGCAGTCCTACATACGGCAGATGTCGAATGAGATTAAAAAGGCGCTGCCTTCCGTGTTGACGCCGGATCGCTTTACTAGGATTACGCTGTCCGCCATCTCTGCAAATCCCAAACTGGGCGAGACGTCGCCGGCGTCCTTTCTGGGCGCGATGATGACGGCGGCGCAGCTCGGCCTGGAACCGAATACGCCACTCGGACATGCGTACCTGATTCCGTATAGAAACAAAGGGGTACTGGAATGCCAGTTCCAGATTGGATACAGGGGCCTCATCGATCTTGCCTATCGTTCTGGCGAGATCAGCACGATTCAGGCCCACACAGTCTACGAAAACGATGCGTTTGAATATGAATTCGGTTTGGACGCCAAATTGAAGCATATTCCTTGCAAGAGCGGACGGGGAAACCCGACCTGGTTCTACGCGGTTTATAAAACCAGGGACGGAGGCTTCGGCTTTGAGGTCATGAGCGTGGAGGACGTCCGCGCTCATGCTAAAAAGTATTCCAAAGCTTACTCCAACGGTCCCTGGCAAACAAATTTTGAGGAGATGGCAAAGAAGACCGTGCTGAAGCAGGCGCTCAAGTATGCGCCTCTGAAAGCAGAATTTGTACGCGCTGTTTCCGCGGACGAAACGATTAAAACAGAGCTGTCCGAAGACATGTTCAGCGTTCCGAACAAGCTGATTGATGTCGAAGGGTATGAGGTCGACGAGGAAACCGGAGAAGTGAAGGAACAGAGCGAAGGAACCGGAACAGACACTTGATCGAAAGGTTAGGGACGCGCAATGACAACATGGCTTGAATTGAATCAGGAGATGCCCAGGTACAAGAAAACGCTGGCCCTTGCACGTCTCCTGCGTGTGGACAGGCGCTATGCCATAGGGTTGATGATCGACCTGTGGACATGGGGCCTGGACAACGCAGACCGGGAGGGCCACCTTACAGGCATGACCCAGGAGGACATCGCGCTGGCGCTGGACTGGCCGATGAAGAAGGCGGCCGGGCTCATCAAGGCCCTGATCGACGTGGGATGTCTGGAGCAGTATGGGGAGACCTATGTGTTGCATGAGTGGCCGCCCTGTGCCGGAAACGAGTGAGTAATAAATGATCAAGAAGGCGGTGCGCCATGGCAAGAACAATGAAAGATGTCGCGGAATACTATCCTCATTTCGTTGCTGACAGCAGAACAAAGAGCATCTTAGAAGGCCGGTACGGCAATGATGGATACGCCTTCTGGTTTAAACTGCTGGAACTGCTCTGCAAGACAGACGGCCACGCATATGACTGCAGGGATGCGCTCAATATGGAGTATCTGATCGGGTATACCAGAGTGAGTGCAGAGATTGCAGAGCAGATTCTGGATCTGCTTGCAAACCTCGGGAAGATTGACCGCGAATTATGGACGGAAAACCGGATCATCTGGTGCCAGACACTGGTTAACAACTTGAAGTCGGTGTATGAGAAGCGTAAACGTGACGTTCCACAGAAACCCTCATTTCTGAACCGAAAACCGGGGGATGAAGTGGATTTCTGTCCCGAAAATGAGAGCACAGACGCTTTTTCGGGACAGCCTGTGGAGAAAAAGCGACAAAGTAAAGTAGAGTATAGTAGAGTAGAGTATAGTAAAGAACCCCCTATAATCCCCCCTGCGGGGGATGACGACGGCGACGAAGAAAAAAATCTCAATAGGCAAGGCGAGAGCCTAACGGTTTTAAAAACGGCCGGAATGGCAGCGGGAAACGAAACCCGTGAACAGCCCTCCACGACCCCTGCCCAGGAAAGATTTCTTCGCTTCTGGTCCGCGTATCCCAAGAGAGTGGGGAAAGGGTATGCAGAGAAAATCTTTACGAAGCTCAACCCGGATGATACCCTGCTGGCAGCCATGCTGTCTGCGATTGAAAAGGCCAAGCGCAGCGAGCAATGGCAGCGGGACAAGGGGCAGTACATACCGAACCCCTCTACCTGGCTCAACCAGACGCGCTGGGAGGACGAGCTGCCGGGGGATGTAGAAGCTCCGGAAGATCCGGAAATCGGTCCGCCGAAAGAGCTGCCTCCTGACCTGGCGAAGGAGAAAGAGCGCCACGAGGAGGCTATGCGGCGGTTCCGATCAGGGGAATGCAGCTGGGAGGAGTTGGTGCCTGAATGAGTGTGGAGGCAGAGATGTCCGTCCTTGGCTGTATGATGCTGGACGAGGATTTTTCCAGGCTTGCGGTTGATGCGCTGACGCCGGAGATGTTCACACACAACACCACGCGGCGTATTTTTGAGGCAGCGACGGACCAGTATTGGGCAGGGCTTCCCCTGGATGGCGTGACGTTGATCGAACGTCTTCCGGACGATCGGAAAACGCTGCTGAAGCTGGCGGATTACGTTCCCACGGCCCGCCATGGCCCGGAATATTTGCAAATCGTGCGGGATGAGTGGCGCCGGCGAACCATTCAGGAAGCGCTTTCAGGGATTGCGATTGAGACTTCGGAACGCACGTCGGAAGAAATAATTGAGCGTCTGCGCGAGTTCGTAGCGGAGCAGGATGGGATCACACGGGCCCAGAGAGACGCAGGCGGGATATCCCTTTCGCAGGCAATTGACCATTTTTGGGAGTGGTTTCGCGCTCCGAAGGCGGAGACGGCAAAAACGGGATATCGCTCTATCGACCGTGCGACAGGGGGCTTCCTCCCGGGGTCCGTAACGGTGTTGTCGGCGCGGTCCGGAGGCGGAAAGACAGATTTTGCGATCAACCTTGTGCTGCACCTGGCACGGAGAGGGAAGAAGGTGCTGTACTGCTCCATGGAGATGACAGACGTGGAACTCATGCAGCGGGCGGCGTCCAACATGACGCATATCGACGGAAGCAGGATCAGGGACCAGGAATTGACGGAAGAGGAGGAGCAGGACGTCAACAGGGTTTTTGAGCTTCTTGAAAAGGACGCCAGGATCGAGTTTCGAGTGGAACCTCAAATCTCGGTGAATGAGATAAAGCGCTTTATCGAGCTGTACCGGCCGGACGTCGTGTTCATCGATCACATTGGCTTGATGGAACGTCCGGAAAAGAAAGACGCCTACCGGGCGCTGGGATGGGTGAGCAACCGTGTTAAGCAAATCGCGCTCGACACGAAAATTCCCATCATAGAGCTTGCCCAGTCGAACCGAAAATCTGAAGAAAGAAAAACAAAACGCCCGCTACTCTCAGACCTGCGGGAAACCGGGGACCTGGAACAGGATGCCGATTACGTGATGTTCCTCTGGAAGGACGGGGATGAAGAGAAGGGACGGCTTACGGGGGACGCGTGGTGCGATATGACCCTGACCTTGGCAAAAAATCGGCATGGCGGCACCGGAGACTTTCTGTTCCACTGGCAGCCGCAATATCACACATTCACGGAGGTGGAGACACGATATGGACCATAGGGCGGAGCTTCTGCTTGCCGACGCTCGGGCGCGGAACCGGGACGGCCCCCTGCGGCGCTGGGCGCATTACGAGTGCTTGAAGGACCGACTGAGGCAGATGGACCTGCCGCCGGAAGAGTACCAGAACGCCGCGCGGAAGATTGCCGTGGCGCTGGGATTGTGAAAGAGGGTGGGAGGAGAGAATACATGAGAATCAGCTTTACGATACCCGGCCCGCCGCAGGGCAAAGCCCGCCCGCGGGTGGTGCGAATAAAATCCGGGGACAGCGTCAGTTACAATCCGGATAAAACGGTAGCCTATGAAGAATTGGTGCGGCTGCGCTTCCATGAAGCGGCCAAGAAAGCAGGATTGGAGAAACCTTGTGAAGTTCCTGTTTGTATGGCGATTGTGGCACTGTTCCCTATTCCGAAGAGCACCAGCAAAAAGCGCACGGCAGCTATGAAGCGCTGTGAAATTCTGCCGACGAAGAAGCCGGACTGGGACAACATCGGTAAGATCATATGCGATGCGCTCAATGGTCTGGCATACAAGGATGACGCGCAAGTGGTGGCTGCCAGTATTCGGAAGCAATACACGGACGGGGCAGGTGAAGTGATCGTATCAATCAATGAGATTTAAAGGTATCGAAATCGACGTGGTTAAAAGCAGGGAGGGATGCATCATTGCAGCAGATGACGCCGCGGCAGGTGCAAAGCCTGTTGGAAGAGTACTACGACATCCCTCAAAAGATACAGGGGATACTGAATGAGATCAGGGAGCTGAAGGCGGAACAGGAGAGCGTCTGCACACCCTCTATGCGCCTTTCAGGGCTTCCTGGGGGAAAGGGACAGCACGGAGATCCGACGGCCACCACAGCGCTTACAAGTGACCTGTTGGGATATGACAAGGCTATCCAGGAATGCCGCGAGCGGATCGTGGAGCTGCGGGAACGAAAGAACTGGCTGTATGTGAGTCTGGACACCCTGGACCGCACGGACAGGCGCATTCTCGAGCTGGCCTACATGGGGCCGCGGGAGCCACGCAAACGCGCGGCCTGGAGCCGGCACCCGCCGTGGAAAGCAATCGCGGCGGAGGTTGGTTACAGCGAGAGTGCGACTTACGACCGGGCCCGTGCGGCGAAGCAACTGCTGGCAGATTTGTCCGCGCAGACCGTTCTTCCCGGGATGGCCGTCAAAAACCCGGAGTTTTCTGGAGTGTTTCGGAGTAAAGTGGAGTAAAATGGAGTTCACTGGAGTTTCCATTGTGGTACTATATAATCACGGAGTTCCGGAGGACCGGATGAGACAGATTACAAGATGCCTTATCATATTTTCTTCCTTTCTTTTGAAAAGCGCCTCTTTGCCAAGGGGGCGCTTTTTGCTGCCCATTTTTGGAGGTAATGTGAATGGAAAACTACGAAAAACTCATCACAGAGTACGAAGCTGAAATCGCAGCCATTGATGCAAAGCTCGCTCAGCTCAGGACCAGCAACAACTGGATGGAGAACGCCCGGTATAATCAGCTCTCCTGCATTCGCGGGGACCTGTGTCTGCAGCTGCACGCAGCAAGAATCGCGGCAAGCAGAGGCCGGCCGCCGGATGAGACCAGTTGTGGTAACGACGCAAAATGAGGGGTGGCGATGTGCTACAAAACAATACAGATTCCATTTTGGATGCGCGAATGGTCGTCGCAGCGGAATGCCTCGCCAATCCTGACTTCCAAGGCACAAAACAGGATATTGCAACCGCGGCCGGTGTAGCACGATCAACCCTTCACCGATGGATGCGTAACCCGGATTTTATAAAAATTGTGAATGAGCTGGTGGAAAAGTATGCAGACGCTGAACTGGGAATGGTCTGGAAGGCATTATCCCGGAAGATACAAGCCGGGGACGTACAGGCGATAAAGCTGTATTTTGAATTGCGGCAGAGAAGCGAAGAGAGGAAGATACAGATCAATGAAAGCAAGGAAGAAGTGCAGGATGATTTGGCAGAAGCGATTAAGGAGGCTGTGAAGAATGCGGATTAAAACGTTTTCTAAAAAGCAAGGGCAAATCCTTAGATTCATCGAGCAGCCGGAAATTACCCTCATCTGTGACGGAGCTGTCCGATCCGGAAAGACGGTGTCTATGATTCTGGCTTATATGATATGGGCAATGTCACATTTTGACCGGACCAACTTTGCTATCTGTGGTAAGACCGTGCGAAGCGCGGAACGGAACATTTTGATGCCGCTTCAATCTATTGAGGGACTTCCGTATTGCCTTGAGTATAAAGTCTCTAAAAGCATTCTCACGGTCCGCTGTGGCAAAATTGAAAACTACTTCTATCTTTTTGGCGGCAAGGATGAAAGCAGCTACATGTTAATTCAGGGCCTTACGCTGGCGGGCGTACTGTTCGACGAAGTTGCCCTGATGCCGCGGAGCTTTGTGGATCAAGCCATAGCCCGAACACTGACTTACTCAAATAGGAAGCTATGGTTTAACTGTAACCCGGAAGGCCCACAGCATTGGTTTAATCAGGAGTGGGTGTTGAAGGCCAAAGAGAGAGGCGCAAGGCACCTACACTTCCTGATGGACGACAACCCCGCTATGACGCCGGAAGGAATTGAAGAGGCGAAGAAAGAGTTCAGCGGCGTTTTTTACGACCGGTACATTCTCGGCCTTTGGGTGCTGGCGGAAGGCCGCATCTACGACATGTTTGACAAAACCAAGCACGTCGTTGCCGCGCCGCCCGGCCCCTGCACGCAGTATTACATCAGCATGGACTACGGCACGCAGAACCCCACGGCGATGCTGCTCTGGGGCAAATGTGGCGGTGTGTGGTACATGCTCCGGGAGTATTACTACTCTGGGCGCGATCAGAAAGCCCAGAAGACCGACGAACAGTATTACGCCGAGCTGGTCAAGCTGGCTGGTGACCCGCCAATTCGCGCGGTGATCGTGGATCCGTCCGCAGCTTCGATGATTGCTACCATCCGGCAGCACGGGCAGTTCATGGTCCGTCCGGCGGACAACGCCGTGCTGGACGGTATTCGCGTCACGGCGACAGCTCTCTCGAGCGGCAAGATCAAGATCTGTGAGTGCTGCGCGAATGCGCTGGAAGAACTGCCGGGCTACGTCTGGGATGATAAGGCAGCGCAGCGCGGCGAGGATAAGCCACTCAAGATCAACGACCACGCGATGGACGCCCTTCGGTATTTCAGCATGGAAGTATTTGGCCGTCCGAATCCCGGACCCATAACGATTGGAGGATGATACATAGTGCTTACCAGCTTGGATTTTTTATGCACCGGTGCCCGCTGGCCGCCGGAAGGCGAAGAGCAGCGATTGAGACGCTACGACGACAACCGGAAGCTGTTTGAAGACGAGCATGCCGAAGTATACCGGGAGCAAATGCGGCGCATTGAACGTGTAATTGGAAACTTTTCCAGTGTCGTGTCCTATGGAACCGTTCTCAGCTACCAGAAGCTCATAAGCCTGAAGATTGCAGACCTGGTCTTCGGTGAACCGCCTAAGATCACGGCGGCTAAGAGCGGACAGCAGGCGGTGATTGACCGTATCCTGTCCGGAACCAATCTGCTCAATGCGGCGTACATGTGCGCCATCGATGTGAGCCGGTACGGCGACGGCCTGTTGCTTCTGGGCAACCGCGGCGGAACGCCGGTTATTGACGCCACCAGCCCCCGCAACTGGTATCCGGTAGTGGATCGGGACAATATCAAGCACACACTGTACCATGCGTTCGGCTGGGCACATCCGTTGGACACAAAACGCACGCGCTGGGAACTCAAGGTGCAGGTGCATAACCCGGAGAAGCCAGAGGACTGTGAGCAGCACCGGTATAGCCTGTCTGGTAGCGAAAACAACTGGCAGATTGGCCGGGAGATTACCAGTGAGGACGAAGTGCTGCTTGAGACGCAGCTGCAGGTTTGCCCGGTGTTCCGGGTGTCCAATGTGCTGACCAGTGACCGGGTATACGGAATCGATGATTACCAGAGCATTGACAGCATCATATCGGAACTGATGGTCCGTATCTCACAGGTGAGCAAAGTTTTAGATAAGCATGCGGCTCCGAGTATGAGCGGCCCTGCCAGTGCGCTGGAAAAGGACCAGGTCACCGGGGAGTGGCGGCTGAAGGTCGGGAACTACTATCCGCAGAATACCAGAGATGACCCCGCGCCGCAGTATATCACTTGGGACGCTTCTATGGCGGCCAACTTCCAGCAGATTGAACTCCTCATCAACCAGCTCTACACGATCAGCGAGATGGGTTCCGCGATCTTCGGCGACCTTGCCAGCAAGACCGGGACCGTGCCGAGCGGATCCGCTTTGCGTAGGTTGATGATGTCTCCACTTGCTAAGGCCCGAAGGATTGCCAACAGCTTTGACCCGGCGCTGAAAGGCCTGATATCGGCGTGTGCGGCAATCTACGGAGAAGCGCTGCCGGTGGAAAGCATCAGTATCAAGTGGAATGATGGCCTGCCAGACGACGAAGCTGAGAATGCGCAGATCATGGCGGTGCGGACGGGCAACCGGCCCACCATCAGCCAGCATACTGCAATCCGCCGGCTGGATGGGCTTGGAGAAACCGATGCTGCCGCTGAGCTGGAAGAAATCCGCGCGGACGACGCGGAACAGGACATGGGAAGCGCTATGCCGCGGGAGACGCTGGAGAATCAATCTTTGCGAAAGGAGGAACAAAAGCTGTGAGTAACAAAACTTTGTATCTGTGCGATCCCCAAAAAGCTGTAAGCTGTAAAAAGACACATTGCAAACATGGTAAACATAATTCATCGGAACTTTATCAAATGTGTGAAGCGACGACCACAAAAGAATGGGCGGTCACAATTGAAAATGAACCTGTCGTATATTCAAAGTCGGTGACGTCAAATGACTGCCGCTGAGGAGTTGCTGAATCTCTATGAGGCTGCCCAAAAGAAACTGGTCGAGATCATCCAGAGAAAGGCGCTGGGCGGCTCTCCCGCAGTCTACGAGCGCAATGTCCTCAAGCAGATCACAGAACTGCTCAAGAAGCTTAAAAAAGCCACGCCGGAGGTTGTCCGGCAGATGGTCCTTGAGGGCTACAAAACGGGGCTGGAAAGCGCGGTAGAGGATATCCTAAAGGTCAAGATTCCGGCGCCGCCGGTATACAATCTCTTTTCCCGTATCCATGCTGAGCAGATCAATCTGATCGTGCGGAATACGGTGGACAGCCTTACAAAAGCGGTCAACATCGTGGGCCGCCGGATGCAAGATGAAATTCGGGAAGCCGGTCTCCGGGCAACAGCGATGAAGACCGCGACAGGAGGCACCGTCCGCGAAATGCAGAAGGACCTGGAACAGCGTCTCCTGGGGTTGAATCTCCGGCAGCAGAGCGGGCGGATGGGTGTAAGGTACAAAAACGGGAAAATTGTCCCCTTGGACAAATACGCCGCGATGGTGTCCCGTACCACTCCCGCCGAGGCCCAAAACAAAGCGAAGATCGTGCAGGCTGCTGAATGGGGATATGATTTGGTGCGCTGTACGACGCACGCGCCGACCTGTGAGATTTGCGCGCAGTATCAGGGCCGGGTGTATGCATTGACCCGGGAAGCCGCCAATGGCAAATACCAGAGCCCAAACGGCGAACCGCTGCGGTTTCCGCTGCTGTATGAGACGGCGCTAGTCCATGGGTATGAAACCATTCACCCCAACTGCCGCCACAGGTTTACTATTCTGCCGGCGAGAGCGTATTCCCGCGCTGAACTGGCGGAGATGTCCCGCATGAGCATGCGGCCGTTCGAGGACACGCGCAGCGACGCAGAGTGCAAAGCCTACGCTCAAGAGCAGGCGGTGAAGCGGGCGCGCAACGATGACTTGAGGGAATGGAAGCGGTATAAATCCCTACTGCCGGAAGATGCACCGAAAACCTTCGCTGGGTTCCGCTCAATGAAGCGGGCAAACTCTGTTCGTTACCAACAGTTGAAATGGGACGCGGCTTTTCTTCAGGAGTACGGGGTCGATGCGGATCATCCGCCGCTACCCAATTATGAGTGGGCGACGGGAATCGATAAAAAGCTCATCGGTTATTCTCTGAATAAATATAATGAATCTGGAAAAAACAAAGCGCTTGTTTTTGATCGGGCGTTGAGATATACTGAAGCCAATGCTGACGTGTTGGAAGCAGCTATAAAAGAAGGCCTGGTGAACTTTCGGGCTATTCATAAAGGGAATAAAGGGTACGGCGAGCAGTTTGAAGTTCGCATGCTGATTCGAGGTCCCAACGGAAACAAACAGCCGGTGATTACCGGTTGGATATTTGATACTGGAAAGGATACTCCAAGGATGGTGACAGCGTATGTTGACGACAATAAAAGAGCACAGTATCGTTCTACTTAAAGACGGCAGTAAAGGGACAGTCATGCATATCCATTTAAATAAATACGGAAAACCAATCGCTTACATGGTGGACACCGGAGGAGAATTCGGCGATTGGCCATCGGTTACCATTGATGAAGTCGACCAGGTGTTGTGGGAACCAAATGAATGACTGCACTTCGGAGGCGTAAGATTTAAGGTTAACAAATATACGGATGTTTTACTCAGATCTGGAGGAAGAGAAATGAAGAATAACCAATTGACCTTCAAAGAGTTTCGGCACCTCCCCAGGTCAGAACAGAATAATCGATATAAGGAACTTTCAGATCATGATAAGTTTCTCGCAAGGATGAATGATTGGACCAACGATGACCCCAATCCTGACGTGCCAGATGTCTGGGAACCCAGCGAAAAAGAAGTTCAGGAGATAATGGAAATATTTAATAGAGAATCCAGTGAATAGCCGCCCAGCTGATAAAGCCAGGCGGTGTTTTTATGCCTTTTTTAAGGAGGTGGTGCTTCATCTCCCGGCGCGGGGTCAAGCGCCAAAACAATACACAGGAGCGTTGCCCAGGCGGCAGCGCTTTTATTTTGCGCGGGCAGAACCCGCAGAAGGAGGACGGCCAGATGCCGAACTATTTGAAACCGAACATCCAATTGTTTGCTGAACCGGGAGATCCGGCGCCGGCAGAACCGGTTAACCAGCCTTCCGCGCCAGCGGGAAAAACCTTTTCCGAGGAATATGTCTCTGCGCTGCGTGGGGAAAGCGCCAATTACCGCACGAAAGCCAAAACGTACGAATCTGTTTTACGCAAAGCGCTGGGGCTGAAGGATGGCGAAGAACTGGGTGATCTTGACGGCCGCCTGACCACCTATCAGCAGGCACAGCAAAAGCAGCTCAACGATGCCCTGACCGCGGCAAACCAGCGGTTGATCAGCGCCGAACTGAAGGCAATGGAAGGATACGATCACAAGCTGTTGTCCAAAGTAATTGATCTGTCCAAGGTAAGCGTGGACGACAAAGGCGAGGTTGCGGGTCTCAAGGAGGCCGTGGAGGCTGCTGCAAAGGAGTTCCCGGCAGTCAAGGTGGCACAGCGGCCCCAATATGTGCCGCAGAATCCTGCCGCAGGCGCGCAGGGAGGACAGGGCGAGGTAACCAAAGAAGCGTTTACAAAAATGGGATACCTGGAGCGGCTCAAGCTCAAACAGGAGCATCCCGAAATCTATGAAAAATTAAAGGAGTAATAGAACTATGGCTGAAAATCTGACAAAACTTGCGCAACTCATTGACCCCGAAGTGATGGCGGACATGATCTCCGCCAAGGTGCCGAAGAAGTTGGTTGTGGCCCCCTTCGCAAAGGTTGACACGACTTTGCAGGGGGTTCCCGGAGACACCGTCACGGTCCCGTCGTACGCGTAAACAATATGCGCCTATGGGCAACGATGCCCATAGAAAACCTCTCTAATTGCTGGAAACTCTCATTGAGACAATCAGCAGCCAAGACTAGCCAAATCAACACATCAAAAAGGATTTTAATTCGTTTTTAGCTCTATCGGATCGCAACCACCAATACGGAATACGAAGTAAGGGAATGTTATGCTGGGTGCAATATTCATTTTTTAGTCTGTCGTGTAAAGAAATCTTAGAACGCTGCAAATGGTCTCCCCAATAATTTGAATTGCCAAAATGCTGTGAACCATCAAATTCTATCGCAAAAAGATGGTTATCCTTTTCAACGACAAAATCAAAAGGGAGCGGCTTTGAATCACGGCATTCAGGGAATATGTGCTGGCATTTGTAGGATAATCCCGCGCTGTCTAAAAAGTTTTTGACAAACAATTCGCCCTTGGATTTGATGCAGTTTGGACAACGAATGCTACGCAATAGATCTTTAGGAATGACCTCCCATGTATAACCACATTTATGGGTTACTTTAATGGGAGTCCTGTTGTTTTTATATTCGCCTATGATGGTGTATTCACCAGGATATTTTTGTTCAATAGCATCAATAAACATTTTTGTGTCCTTCATGCCATGACATATAGGGCAGCCACTACCCCGCAATATATTCCCAGCGTTTGCACTATAGACATGCCCACAAGCTTGGTTCCGTACAGTGATTTTATTCACGCGTCCTGTGTATTCAGACAACACGTCGACCGCAATACCACGCTGTTTGAGTGCATCGATGTATTCTTGCTGAGAACGAGTTTTGGTCTCTGATAGTTTCTTAAATTTGCATAGCCCACACCCTTGGCCGGCAAGTAGCTTGCTTGGGGCTTTCATTTGTTCGTGCCCGCATGAACAATAACGTACAAGAATCTTTTCTCTCAGTTTGGTATAAGGAGTTAGAAGGACCACTTCGCCTGAATAGATGTTTGTGATTTCCTCCTGAAATTGTTCTGGGGTCTTTTTATGGGACATGTAAATCGCCTCCTAATTAATTGTACCATATTGAGATAATGTATGCAAATATAAGAACGGTATTGGCTAGTAAGGTTCAACGACTATTCCGAAAGGAAGTACACGCAAGCGCGTGGAAATGGGAGGCAACTGATTTTCAGTTGGTGATATAGTCTAATCTCATGGGCGACCATGAGCAGTTCATAAGAGAACGGGCGGTGCCTAGCGAACACCGTCGAATAATTATGATATTGGAGATGCCGAGGATGTGGCTGAGGGCGTGGAGGTCACACCGGCCAAGATGTCCACCACTACGAAGACGGCGACCGTGAAGAAGGCCATGAAGGCGGTGTCCCTCACCGATGAGGCCGTCCTTTCCGGCTATGGGAACCCTGTTGGCGAGGCCAACGGGCAGCTCGCCAAGGCCATTGCCTCTAAGGTGGATAACGACTGCATGGATGCACTCCAGACCGCGACGATCGTCTTTGACGGGTCCGCCAAGAAGATTGATTACACAGGGATCGTGGACGCAATTGACCTGCTGGACGAAGAGGTCAACACCGAAAAGGTGTTGTTTGTCCATCCGAAGCAGGTGACCGATTTGCGCAAGGATGCAAACTTCCTTTCCGCGGACAAATATACCGCCGGTGTGGTGATGTCCGGCGAGATTGGAAAAATCTGCAATTGCCGTGTGGTGGCTTCCAAAAAGGTACCCGCGGTTAAGGTCGGCGCTTCCGGATCTCAGGTGGATTGCTATGCCTGTCCCATCGTCAAGCTGGAGCAGGACGCGGAGACCGAAGACGAAGTGCCCGCAATCACCATCTATCTCAAGCGAGATACCAACGTAGAAACTGAGCGGCACACTCTTTCCCGCACCACGGACGTGTCTGCCGACAAGCACTATGTCGCCACCCTTTCCAACGAAGCCAAGGTGGTACTGGCAAAGTTCAAAAAGTAAGGAAGTGAGGATATGCTCACAGTTGGAACAGACACCTACATCACCACCGCTGAAGCCGACGATCTCCTCTACGGAGACCAAGGATATGGGCGATGGACTACCCTTACCGAACCGGAGAAAGAAGGGTACCTGAAAGCTGCGGCGCTGCACATTGAGCTCTTGCGATACGCCGGCCGCAAGCACAGTATCTTCCAGGAGATGTCCTTCCCGCGGGACATGAACCGCGACGTTCCGGCGGCGGTCAAACGGGCGCAGGCGCTGGAAGCTCTGGCCTTGACCGATGCACAGGCACAATCTCGCCGCTCGCTGCAGGAGCAAGGCGTCCAGTCCATCAGTCTGGGCAAAGCCTCCGAAAGCTACAAAGACATGGACAGCGGCCGCAGGTCCCCGGTGTGCAGCATGGATGCCGCCGGGCTCCTGCGGCCCTACCTCTTGGGAAGCGCGGCGATCGTATGAGTATCTGGTCTGCCTTGTATACAAAATCCTGCGGTGTATGGCGCTGTGAGGGCCTTAATGAGTATGGAGATACCGAGTATGCCCCAGTGCTTACGGAGGCCCCAGAGCCCTTCCTGGCACGCGCTGATTACACGCACAAAGAAGTCCTGGACAGGGACGGTAACCGGGTGCTGAGCGAGGCAACCCTGCTGACAGATACAAAGCTGCATCCGTTTGACCAGGTGCAGCTCGACGGCCAGATTTACACGGTCAAGAGCGTAGCGCCGATCGAGGGGTTGTTCGGCGATCTGGACCATTATGAGGTGGTGTTGTAATGGGATACCGAATGAACATACCGTCCGGAGAGTATCTGGCCGGACTGGAGGAAGCGACGCAGGGCTTGCAGGAGTTTGTGGATAACATGGAGAGCGGCGGCGCGCAGGGGCTTGCGGATATTGCTCTGTACATATTGGGCGAGGCGGTACAACGTGCGCCTGTGGACAACGGCGATCTGCGCGGCAGCGGGTATGTGACGCTGGACGGCGCGCCTTACGCAAAAGGCGTGGGGCCGGAGCCGGGCACTGTGATCACCGGGCCAGTTCCGGAGATTGCGACGCTGGCAGAAGTCGGATTTAGCGAAAAGTATGCTGCGGACCAACACGAGCAAACTGGCTACAGCCACCGTGAGGGCAGGTCGAAATACCTTGAATCGGTCATCGTCGACGATCAGGGCGAGCTGCAAAGGATATTGATCGAGCGGCTGTTGCGCGTAATGGGAGGGGACGGCAGTGATTGACGCACTGAAAAGCCATCTGAAATCCCTGGGGTACACCACCGTCTGTGTAGATACGGTCCCCGCGCCCGAGAAGCAGCGGGACGTGATCGCACTGATGGAATGGGAACATACCGTGGGACCCATTAACGACGGGACAGGTGTCCATTACATCCAGATTCAGGTGCGGCGCGGGACCTACGCCGAGGCACATGATCTTTGCAGGGACCTTTTCATACTGCTGGACAGCGGCCCGGAGGAGACCCTGATCGAGCTGACAGAGGACGTCTTCTGTATCGCGCGCCCGCGCCGGGGGCCGGTCAAGCTGGAATCCAGTCCCGGATACACAACATTCTATTTTGAGGTGGCCCTTTGGGGCCAAAATTAAGGAGGAACAAAACTTGGGCAAGAAATATTTAAAAGGATTTGCCAATCTTGGCATTATTCCGGTCACGGTGAACACCGCCGGGTCCTACACGGCGACAGGTGAGAAGAAGGTCCTGCTGGGCGCCCGGTCCTGCGCGCCGACCGATAACCGGAGCGAGTTCACCATTCCGGGCGACGACGGTGTTTATGACAGCGGTGCGGAATGGTCCGATACCACGCTGGTGGTCACGGTCAATGAGATGGACCTTGCTTTGCTGGCTGCGCTGGGCGGCGTCGACATGGCAGACGTTGCAGACGAGCTGGAGGAGAGCACCTTCGACGTGCCTCCGGAGTATGCGCTGACGTTCTCCGCCCTGCGCGCAGACGGTGGTTATCGCCTCTACCGCTACTATGTGGCGAAGTGCTCCGGGTACAAGATCACGCACAATACCCGCAGCGACAACAACGACGCACAGACCTACGAGCTGACCTTTAAATGCAGTCCGCGCAACGCCGACGGTAAAATCCGTGGCACAAAAGACGTGGACAAGGGCGCGGCCCTGACCTGGCTGGACACCATCCCGGCCTTCCCGACAGCGTAATTACGCAACAAAAAAGGGCGGCCTCAAAGCCGCCCTCTTAGGAGGAAAACAATCGATGTTAAAACATCTATTACATACATCGGACAAGAGCCTGCGCATGAGCGCACCGCCGACACGGGAGCTGTACGGCGTCAAAATCCGCAAGCTGCCAGTAGGGAAGTACCTGCAAGTGCTGCGCGCCATTGATGACCTGCCCGCAACGCTGTTCAGTGCAATTGCTCCCGGCGCGGGATCGCCTCTGGAGGGGCTGCTTGCCCTGGAGCGGCTCGACAAGGACGGCGTCGCGGAGCTGACCCTGCGCCTGCTGACGGTGGTCCCAGAGCAGTTCTGCCGCGCGGTTGCCGATCTGCTGGACATCCCGGCTGCCCGCCTGTTGGACCCGGACGCGCCGGACGCACTGGGGCTCATGGAGCTGGCGGAAATCATCGAAGCGGCCTGGCAGGCCAATGACATGACGGATTTTTTCGGAATCGTCCGCCGGCTGGTAAAGCCGACGGACAAGCAAGCGAATACTGGTTCCAGCGCTGGGTAGCCATCGCGCAGAGCATCGGGATTACTCGCACGGAGCTGATGGAGGGATATTATATGGATGAGTTCCTGGCTGTCATGGACGAGTACAATGATATGCACACGCCGGGGGGCAGGGACGAGGAAGTGTTTGCGGATGAATTGGAGGAGTAATTATATGCGTCCAAAAACGAGGAAGAGATAAACCAAAATACCCATAACTGTAAGTACAGTAAAAAACACCACACAACTTTTAATAGTGCTCAACAATTCAAGGACTTTGATCGCAAACATCCTGCGAAATGTTTTATCGTCTAAATCGTCCATTATACGTACATACTTGTTTCCATTTAAATCGACGTCAGGCGGGTAATTAATACCACGCGACATAGCATCTTTGACTTCTTGGATTTCGTCCCCTGTTAAATTGCGTTCGTTCGCAAAGCCAAATTTGCGCAATGCGGCATAGTAAAATTTTAAATTTACCATAATTTTATCCTCCTTTGTTCATTACTTGTTCATATTATAGCCCGGTTTGACAATTTCCGCAAGAGAAAAGAAAAATTTTCCAAACCACTTGCTTTATGTGTCACCATATGGTATTATGGTGACACATAAAGGAGGTGAGTGAGTGTCATCAAGAATAGGCAGACCCACGGATGATCCTAAGCGGCACGAAACCCGTATAAGAATGTCAGACGAAGATTTGACGCTGCTTGAGTATTGCTGCAAAGCCACGGGAATGACTAAATCGGATATAATCCGGCAGGGAATTCGTGAGGTATACGCCAAAGTAAAAAAATAGAACATCCGCTGCTCCCTCGAAAGAAAAGCGAATGTTCTATGCACCAGAGGTTACCCATCTGATAAATCTATTATACCAGATGCGGCGACCTCCTGCAAGAGATTAGGAGGTATACCATGTTAAAACTGTCAGAACCCGCGCCGACGATCGACAGCCGCGAAGTTGCGCAGATGGTTGGAAAACGACACGCAGACCTACTTCGAGACATTGGAACATATGTCAGCTATATGTCAGATACCAACCAACGCAATTTTGCGTCGGTTGATTTTTTCCAAGATTCCGCCTATATTGACGGTAAAGGCGAACAGCGTCGTTGCTATCTCGTAACCAAAAAAGGCTGCGAATTGATTGCCCACAAGCTGACTGGCAAAAAGGGAGTGTTATTCACAGCGGCGTACATTAACAGGTTCCATGAACTTGAGGAGGCGTTGAGAACACCGCCGCCCGCTCAGGTGATGTACTATAAAGGTCACCCCATTCTGCCGGAGGAGGATTTCCTCAGAATGATCCCGCTCGAAAATCAGAAAAAGAGGTGGCTGTACAAACGCCCCTATTTCCGCCCGGGCTGGGATTACAACGGCGCGGGCTGGGATATAAAAGCGCAACTGGAACAGGAATACGGGCGGCACTACGAGGGCAACACGCTGATGTACCTGCATCGCAGTGGGGTACAAATCGCCCTGCGGCTGTATGAGGCAAGCCCGGCGCTCCGCGATGAGGTCATGGCACTGATGGAGCCGACGAAAGCTCCGGCGTTGAATGCGAACCCCAAGCAAACATACCAATTGGACATGCCGTATGGTGAGATCAGCCTGACCGCTGGCAACATGGCGCTGAGTATTCGGATTTAGGGCGAGCCCCAAGCAAACATGAAAATCCCGGAGGATTCGCACCTGAAAAAGAGATATTATATTTCTTCTATGGGTTGCATCTATAGCAAAGTTAGGGTATGATAAAAATGGAAATTTGCTTATTTGCTAATTTTCTGTGAAAGTTGTATCAGACACAAGTATGCTGTTTGGTGACTTTTGCTGGTCAGTGCCCGCAGGGGCCTGTGGGTTGAAATCAAAACGAAAGCGGGAAAAAACAGAGTGGTCCCCGGTCAGTGCCCGCAGGGGCCTGTGGGTTGAAATCATTTTTTCACTTACTTTGGCAGCCTTTGTAGCGTCAGGCTCCGCGAGGGGCCTGTGGATTGAAATTGCCGGTACAGCTCTATCTGATCTTTGATGGCGTGTCAGGCTCCGCGAGGGGCCTGTGGGTTGAAATCACCACGTCCGCAACACGCTGGTTGAGCAAATCCGGTCAGGCTCCGCGAGGGGCCTGTGGGTTGAAATACGGCGGCTTATGTGGACGCCTTTTATCGCATGGGTCAGGCTCCGCGAGGGGCCTGTGGATTGAAATAAGATGCTATAAGGTTGGCGGACGCAAACGGAGGTCAGGCTCCGTGCGAGCCTGTGGATCGACAAGAACCGCACCCTGTATGGGGCGCGGTTTTCTTGCGCCCGATGATTGCAACTTCTCCCTTTTTGTGGTAATGTTTATTGCAAGGGGGAAGAATTATGAAATGTATGGTTTGCGGTAGAGAAATAGAGGATGGTGCATTATGCTGCGATCAGTGCAAGGAGAAAATGGCGGGTTGCGCTGAGCCAGAGCGCGCGGAAGACGGTCAAGCGGCGGCAGAATCGGGCGCGGCCCAAAGCAGAGACATAGCGGTAACCAAGAAAAAAAGCAAGAAATGGCTGCTGGTTGCGATTCCGCTGTTACTATTGGTGTTCATCATAGGAGGAATTTGGGTTGTAAAAAATATAGACGATCCAAATGCTAAGTTTGTTACGGGAAGCGACGGGCGTAGTATTTTTAACTTGCCTTCCGACGAGTTTATGAAAAAAATACTGTTATCCGAAATAAAGGACAACATATTGTCTGTTGATGAAGTCGATCGATATGCCCTGATAAAAACAAGCGCAGGGACTGAAATATCAATATTTGCTGACGAGCGAAAGTCAAAAGTTTCCGCTGTACTGTTAACTATAAGAGAAAGTGCGACAAAGTATCAGATGATAGATCTTGGTACCACCTCTGGTGTTACAGCCGCAATACTTGATGAAGATTTTAATAACAATGATAAAGATGGAGAAAACTTGATTAAATCAGTATTTAGCGTTGCAATAGGAGGTAAATCAAAGGCACTGTTTGAAGCAAACGGCATCTCTTATTTTACAATGAGTGATGACGGGAAAATTAATATCATGATTTCTCCGACCGATCAAATCGATTGATGATTTTAATAGCTATAGAAACCGCACTCCTTCGGGGGCGCGGTTTTTTGATGCTCATTTTTAAGGGGGAACAAAAATGCCGGATGTGAATTTAGGAACCGTATACACTAAATTTGACATTGACTTAACTAATTTGTACGACAAAGTAGAAGAAACAGAAAACGCGTGGAAAAAGATGGGGGAATCCGCCCAGAAGGGTAGCAAAGCGTCTGAGATAAGTGACGCTGCTGTCCAGAAGGCGGCGGCTCTGAAGCAACAGATTGTCGAATTAAACCAAATCTATATTAGCCACCTTGATACCGTCACGCGCTTACACGATCTGGAGAAGAAGCCGATCCAAAGTGACGATCAGGCACAATCGGCAAAAACGGTAGCAAGCTATGTGGTGGAGGTACAGCAAAAGCTGGACGCGGTTAAATCTCAACTGGCCGATGTGGTGCAAGAGGCGAAAAATCTGGAGCCGTACAGGGTCGATTTAGTACCTGAAAAAAATTTGTCTCGCATTGTTCGGTATCAGGAAGAGATGGAATCTCTGCACTCTGAGATGGAAAAGCAGCGGCAGGCTATCGCCGATTTGCAAAAAATTACCGAAGAATCACCGCCAGTCTACAGCAGCACCACGCAGGAACAAATACAGAAAAGCATGGAAGCGGTTGAGGCGCTTGACGCCGAAAAGGCTAAGCTGAAAGAGTTAGAGAAACAGTTTAATTCCATTCAGTCAGCGCAGCAGGGATTTATTGATAAGCAGAAAGATATAGCAAGTGGGGCGGAAATGAAAGAGGCCGCCGAGGAGGCCAAAGAAGGAGCTGATCTTCTGGTTACTGGTTTGCGGGTGGTGAATGAAATTGCCCCTGATCTGGGTGGAAATTTGGATGCTGTCATCACGCAGATCAATGCCATCAGGCGCGCCATGGCAGACGGGGCCCCGTCTGCTACTTCCTACGCCACGGCCATAACTGCCGGTATAGGCATCGCAATCACGGTGATCATGGCGCTCGTGGAGTGGTACCAAGACATGCGCGAGGAGCAGCGGCGGGCGTTTGAGGAAGGCATAGAAAAGGCAAGAGAATACGCGCAAAGTATAGCAGAACTGGAGGCCAATATACGTATTTTACAGGATAATGCCTCCTCCGTTGATGAATTGCGTGCGGCCAACGATGCGTTGGCGAGTACGTTTCCCGACCTCGTCATTGGGTATGATAATGAGGGTAAAGCAATAATAGACAACAACCAGCGTTTGGAGGAACGTCTCGCGCTGATGCGGGAAGAAGAACGCCTCAATCGCGAAAAGTTGCTGAAAAGTGCTGACTATTCAGCCAACATCAAAGCTCAAGCCGATAAGTACGCCAATTTGACGAGACAAATCAAAGAATATGAAGAATATTTAGCGCAAGGCCAGACTACAGTCACCAGAAAATCTTATGCAGGTGGTAGCTATTCGGAAACAACCAGAGACGTCAACAACCTTCTTGCGGACGCGAAAAAGGGGTTGCAGGAGGTTGAAGATTGGATGGTAGAGTTTGGCACAAACGAAATTGGTCAGTGGGCTGAAGCAGCAATTTACAACGCAGTGCGAGTAGCAGATGCAAACGGGGAAATGACAGCTTCATTATATGCTGCATCCGATGCTCAGCAGGCGTATGCAACACATTTGATCCGTTCAAAAGAGACTACAGATAAAATGATAACCCAAGGCAAAACCTATTTAGAAATTGCGGAAGAAATCAGTGAAAAAATGAACAATTCGGCGAACGTGGAGGCGTTTTTTGCAGAGGCCCAGCAATTAGCCGACCTGAATTACATCCTCACTGAGCAGTACGGCCAGCAGGAGGCAGGCGTGGGGGACCTCTCAAATGCCTATCAAAAACTGACTTCCGGCGCAGCGCTGTCCCGGGATGAACTGCAAAAACTGGCCCAGACCTTCCCAACAATCTATGAGTATCTCGATCAAACGCACGATAGGACGCTCAAAAACGGCAAGATACTGACCGACGTGATGGGCCAGATCGACTACGGCAATCAGATCGACAGCCTCAACGATATTGCCACGGCCTACGGTAAGCTCTCAGACGGTCAGCAGTTGAGCGTGGAGCAGCTTTATGCTCTCGCCGCGGCGTATCCTGAGGTTGCCGCGTATCTGCAGGAGACAGGGGACTATACTCTTCGAAATGGTGAGGTCCTCAAGGACCTTTTTGAAATCCGGAAACAAGTCCACATTCAACAACTGGAGGCAGACCGTGACGAATTAACTTCGACTAGGGAAAAAGTTCTTGATACGATTGATCTAATTCAGCAACAGATAGCGGCATATGGCGAACTTGCGAGGGTTCGGGGGGGCTCTTTGAAGGCGGACAGCGGTAACGCCCTGGACGAAGGCCGCAACGAACAGCGATACTCCAAAGCGATAGCCGATCAGCAGGCCGCAACAAAAGAATTGGCAGATCAGTTGGAACGCGCCGAGCAGCTGCAAAAGGACATCGATGCGGCCAATGCCCGAATTGAGACGATCAAAAGCCAAGCGGCCAACATCGACACCTTCACCGGAAGCGGCGGGAAAAAATCATCTGGATCCAAGAGCGAGCGCAATGAGGCCCTGGCCGAGGAGCTCAAACAGCTGGACCACCTTAGTAAGACAGAGCGCATCAACGACGAGCAAAAGCTCGCTCGCTTGGAGGTATTGCAAGCCACCTACCGCAAAAACGCCGACGAGCGCATGGACCTGGAGTACCGCATTTTTTCGTTGCAAAAGCAGATGCAGGACAAAGCAGAGCAGTCCCTTGCCGATCAGCTCAGCGCCGAGTACAGCAGCATCGAGCAGGACAAGCGCATGGATCAGCTGAAACCAGATCAGGAGCTTGAACGGCTGAGGGACATCCAGCGCCAATACATGTCCGATGCCCGGGACCTCAAGCTGACGCAGGAGCAGCAGCTCGATCTCAGCTACCGTATCTATCAGGCCGAGAAATCCGTTGCGGAAGCGCGGAAGCAGGCGTCCCAGGACATGCTGGATGCCGTAACCAAAGAATTTGCCCATCGCAAAGCCATGGGCGAAGACGTCACAGCGGCGGAGCTTGCCCGGCTGGAGGAAATCCAGCGCAAGGTGACGGAAGTGTCGCTCAAAGAGTATGACCTGCTCACAGAAAGTGAGCGCGTATACCGCCTGACCTCCGAGCAGAAGATGGACCTGGACGAGAAGGTATATGCTGCCCGCATCCGCCTCGCAAAGGAAGCAGAGCAAGCCGAAAAATCCCGGTACGACTCCGAGCTGAAGCGGATTCAAAATAAAGTCAGCCTGGGCCAGTATTCCACCGAAGACGAAATCAAGCAGCTCGAAAAACTGAAACGGAAATACCGCAAGAACAAGGAAATCCAGATGGAACTGGAAATCAAGCTCTATAACCTTAAGCGGGAGCTGCACCAGCAGGAAGTCCAGGCGGTGGACAATCTGGCCGAGGCCATCATGGAAGCCCTGCGGAACCGCTATGAGGAGCAGCGCAAAGCGGAGCAGGACCGAATCAATGAGAGTATTGAGAACTGGCAGAAGTGGGAAGATGAAACCGTGGACGCCATTCAAGGCCAGATCGACGCGCTGGACGAGTTGAACAAGCAGCAGGAGAGCGAGGAAAAACGCCGGGAGTACGAGCGCAAGAAGCAGGCCCTTACCCTCCAGATTGCCTACGAGAAGGACGACTACCAGCGCAAGCAGTACCAGCAGGAGCTGGCCCGGTTGGAGGAAGAGGAGCGCAAGCGCCTGGACGAGGAAGCCCGGGAAGCTGAGCGGAAACGCCTGGAAGAGGAAATGAAAAAAGTCCAGGAGGAATCCCAGAAGCAGCAGGATGATCTGCGGGATCAGCTGGACAAGGTCAATGAGGAATACGACAAGATGACCAGCGACTTCCAGCTGCGCGCCGAGGCCGAGAAAGCCATTATGGAGAACACGCAGAAGGAGATCGTGGAACTCATCAAAGCCTTCGCCCCAGAGTACAATCTTGCGGGGCAGACCATTGGCGAAAAGCTCGCGGACGGGTTTAAAAACAAATTCAGGGATGTTTTGAACTATGTTCAGAACGTCACCAAGCAAATCAGCGATTACCAGCAAACCCTGATCGACCAGGCCAACGCCGCTGCGGACAAGTTCTACCAGACACAGCAGAACCAGGCACAATTGCCGCAGCCGCCGGCGTCGCTCGCTTCAGCCCGGGAGGCGCAGCCGGTCCAGGTGACGGTCAATTTCAACCAGCCGGTGGAAAGTCCTGTGGAAACGCGCCGTGCCATCGAATCCGTGATGAATGAGATCGCGCGGCAAATTGGGTAAAGGAGGGATTGAATGCAAAGGATTGTTTACGTGCCGCCGGGTGGAAATATCGAGCTGCCGGACACCTGCGTGGAGTTTTCGTTGACACCGCCGTACATCATCGGCAGCGTGACGGGGACCGGCGGCCCGGAAACGACGGTGATCTCGTCCAACGTGCCAGGGGTGGACGGCATGTTTGTCCACGGTATCCGCGCGGAGAGCCGGGAGGTCACCTGTTACATCCACGTTGACGGCGACGATCGCAGGGACATGTACCGGAAGCGCTTTGAGTTGAACAAGATGCTGACACCCGGGCAGACTCCGGGGATGCTCTACTACACGAACGATTACACGGTCAAGCGTATCGAGGCGTTCCCGAAATCTTCCCCGCGGTACACGGACCGCATCCAGAACTACAACCGGGCGGAGCTCATCTTTTTGTGCCCGTCGCCGTACTGGGAAGATACTGTCACGCAGAGCGGATTCATGGCATATATCAACGGCGGGTTCAAGTTTCCGTTCCGGTTCCGGCCCGCCATCTCATTCGCTGCGCTGCAAAAACAGACCGTCCTGAACAATGCCGGGTCCGTACCCGCGCCGGTGGAGATCGTCATTCAGGGTCCGGCCACCAATCCGACCGTTGTCAACCAAACCACCGGGGAGCGGCTGCAGGTCCGGCGGTCGCTCGCAGAGGGTGAGATATTGGAGATCAACACCAAGCGCGGTGCAAAGAGCGTGAAACTCACAAAGCCGGGGCAGGATCCGGAGGACGCGTTCCAGTATGTGGACCTGCACTCGACGTTCTTGCAGCTGCGTCCAGGTGTCAACGAGCTGCGGTATGAAAGTGAGAACGAGGCGGAGCAGACCCGCGTGACAGTACGGTTCCGCGAGCTGTATGCGGGGGTGTAAGAATGAAGATACCAAGTATTCGCGTCTTGTCGCCCTCGCTGGAGCTGCTGGCGGAATTCGACGCCTACACCTCGCTGCAATATACGCGCGTCTGGCAGGGTGTGGGAGAATTCGAGTTCCACCTTTTTGGAAATCTCGATCGTTCTGTTTTGACGGAAGGAAACCTGATCCTACTGGAAGCCGATGGCCAGCGCGCAGGTATCATCCGGTCAGTACAGCAGGACGACGGCGAAGGCGGCACGACGGTCACGGTAAAAGGCCAAACGTTGAACGGGCTTGCAGCACAGCGCACGACTCTCCCGCTGGAGGGGGAGACAAACGGAGGCTACGACGTGGTTCCCGCTCTGGCCGTCGTAGGACAGACGCCGGATCCGGTTGCCGCAGAAACTATCCTCAAGACCTATGCCGCCCGGCATTTGACAAGTCCTCTGGACGCAAAGCGCAAGATTCCAGGTCTTGTTCTTGCGCCTGATCTGGGCCGCGGCATGAAGACTGTCTGGATGAGCCGTTTTGAACCGCTCAATGAGGTGCTACAGGCCGTGGGGGAATACACGGACATGGGCTGGGAAATCCGCGCTGATCTGGACGCGGGGCAGCTGGTGTTCGATACCCTCCCCGGCGTGGATCGTACCGACCAGCAGTCTACAAACAGCGCGGTGATCTTCTCGCTGGAGTTCGAGAGCGCGGAATCGCTATCCTACCTGCGGGATGTATCCGGCCACCGCAATTTGGCATATGCCGGCGGCGCGGGAGAGGGGGCGAGCCGCACGGTGCTCAAGGTGACGAACGACGCCGTAGAACCGGAAGGCCTGGCCCGCTTTGAAACCTTCATCGACTGCGGCACGCTGGAGATTGTCGGGAGCGATACTGCCATGAGCCTGGAGGAAGAGGGCAAACACAAACTGCTGGATTATCCGTTGACGGAGAGCTTAACTGCGACATTGACGCAGGGAGGCTCTTTTTTATATCGCCAGCATTGGGACCTGGGTGACCTTGTGACTGTACTGGACCGTGCCCTTGGCGTTGCCATGGACATGCGTGTTGCGCAGGTCACGGAGCGGTACGAGGCCGGGAGCTATGGTGTGGATGTTACCTTCGGAGAGGCGCCAAAACATCTGGGGCGCGTGATTCGCAGCCTCAAAAATACGGTAAGATAGGAGGGGTTTTATGCCTGAGAAATCGATGTTCTTTGATTCCACGGAAAACGACGAGCGGCTGTATTCGTCCGCTGACTTTGCGCAATTCATGAAGGTATTTTATTCGACGGGCGTGGTCAACGGCGGAGACAGCCTGAAGGTGCTGAAAAGCGAGGATAAACTTGCGGTCTCGGTACTGCCTGGAAAAGCGGTAGTGGAGGGGCGTCCCTACTGGTTGACGGAAGCGGCCAAGGAGCTTGCAGTCCCTGCGGCCAGCACGTCATTCGCACGCATTGACCGGGTAATCCTTAGGCTGGATCTGAGTGTGGAGGCTCGGAGCATTACGGTCAGGATTCTGCAGGGGCAGGCGACTGCTGCACCACAGCCGCCGGAACTGCTGCGGAACAACAACGTATACGATATTTCCTTGGCGAGGCTGTACATTCCCGCTAATGCCCTCCGGGTGGAGACGGTGACAGACGAACGCTACGACGCGGCGCTGTGCGGTATTTGCCAGGGATTGTACACGCTGGATATGACTGACTTCGAGGATCTGTCCCAGTTTACAGGTCCCTTCACAGAGCATGTGAATGATGCCAACATCCATGTGACAGCGGCAAACAAAACAGCATGGAATAACAAGCTGGACAAAACGGCTACGGCAGTATCTGCGACAAAGCTGGCAACGGCGCGGACAATTAACGGTGTTGCTTTTGATGGAACCAAAAATATTTCCGTGAACGGAGGAAATGCGAATAGTGTCAACGGCTTTACCTTCGCGGTATCAGATACCGCGCCAACCAGCGCCCCTACCGGGCGCATCACGTTTGTATATGAGGGGGTGTAAAGGTGCCGATCTATATACCGGATAGCTCAAAAGTGATTCGCGAAATGAGTCCAATCACTGTTACTACGTCTGACAATGTCACCCGCGAAGTAGCTGAGGCTTGGCATACTGGGGCCGATGGGGTGAACCGATTGGTGTATCAAAATGAAGTGTATCTGATGCAAAACGGAGAATGGAACGCTGACATAGTATCTGGTTATATGTCTACAGAAGGTGGATACCAATCAAGTGTTATAAAAACTGACGAAGGAATTAAAATACATGCGCAACGTGGAAATGCAAGCGGCAGCTACCCAGGATATACATACATCACGCTTAAAAATGGTTCAAACAGCGGAGACATACAAAAAGAGTATCTTTTTAACTTATTAAAAAACAAAAAAAGAATATGCTTTGATGTGTTCATTTATTATTATGATAAGGTAAATTCGGATTCTGCATATGGATGGGTTGGCCTTAATCCGACTCAGTTTGAGGACAAATCTTCCAAGTTTAGAACATATCAAAAGTCAATGGGACTCTATAGTTTTTCAGGAGTTTTACACGTTGATATAAAGGGAATTGTGATTGAAGAATTAAAATCTACAGTAGGCGGAATGCCAATAGGAGTTGGTGTATATTGTGGCATTTCTGGCAAATGGGTTGAAATAACTGTAAAAAATATTTGGCTTGAATAGGAGATAGAATAAATGAATTTACGACTTACAGATAATACAAGTTTGACGTTAGAAGGAGCGCGGGAAGCAACCGAGTATATCAATAACCAGCGTCGTGCAGCTATCTGCCTTGCTTTTGATGCTACGAAGCACCAAGACACAAAACTGCGTGAAGTATTTACCGATCGAGAGAAAACCCAAACCATGCAAATAGATAACGGAACACCGATTGAAGGATACATAGTATTTGTCCGATCAGTTTATGAGGCCGGTCAAATCAGCATCGTTATGGCGCAGGACATACCCGCAACCGAAGCACAGCTCCGCGCGAAGGTTGCAGAACAGGCCGAAGCAATTGTAACAGTGTTTGGGGTAAACCCTGACAACCCGGCAGAGGAAGCCCCGGCTATCCGTGCCGGCATTGAGGCTATGAGTGCCTTCGCACCGGACGCGCTGGCAATCCAGCATCCGACCTTATTCCCTGTGTGGATCAGCGACAGCCACGATTACACCATCGGAGACCGTGTACAGTACGGCGGCCTGCTCTATCGCTGTCTGACGGCCCACACGTCGCAGGTCAGCTGGTCTCCGGACGCGGCCCCGTCGCTCTGGGTGCGCATCGACGATCCGGCGATTGAGTGGCCGGAGTGGAGGCAGCCGACCGGCAGCACGGACGCCTACGCCAAAGGTGCCAAAGTCAGTCACAACGGTAAGCACTGGACCAGCGACGTGGATGCCAACGTGTGGGAGCCGCCGACACAGTGGACGGAGGTGCCCACAGAATGAATATTGTAAAAGACCTGCTCACGATCAATCCCTACAGCCGACCGGGAACGAAGCTCGGTAAGGTGACCAAGATAGCTGTGCATTACGTCGGCAATCCGGGGACCACAATGCAGGCCAACAGGGATTATTTCGAGAGCCTTAAAACAGGCAAGCGCAACAAAGCCGGTCAACTCATCTATGCCAGCTCGCACTACATAATCGGTCTTGACGGTGAGGTAATCCAGTGCATCCCGGAGACAGAGATCAGCTACGCGACCAACCAGGCCAATCCGTACAGCATTAGCATCGAGTGCTGCCACCCGGCAGCAGACGGCAAGTTCACAGCGGCGGCGGAACGGTCAATGGTCGTCCTATGCGCGGATCTCTGCAAGAGGTACAAGCTTGATCCGCTGCGCGACATCATCAGGCATTACGATGTGACGGGGAAGTGCTGCCCGAAATACTATGTTGATCATCCGGAGGCATATGAAGCCATGCGGCAGCGTGTGCGGGGCTTAATGGGCCTCGGGATTGATACCACCATAGATGTCGTACGAAGGCACGGAGACTGCTACACTGTAGCCATGCAGTGCAAGGACAAGCCTGTGATCTATCCCGGTACCGCCGGTGTTGTGACGGTCTGTCCGCCCTTTCCTCACGCCGGTGGTTGGCGGGCGAACATCGTCGCGATCGGCAGACCCGGAGAGAGCACTGGGATTTACACGCGCCTTCCGGATCAGGGTGAGGCGGACGGCGTGCTCCGGTTTGAGTTTAAAATTGTAGAATGAGAAAGGGTACATAATTATGAACGAACATATTGTGATTGGAATCAAAGCAACCATCACAGCGGCTTGCGCCGCCTTATCCGCCTGGCTGGGCTGGTTTGGGTGGCTTGTCGTCGCTTGGGCCGCCTGTATGGTAATGGATTACATAACAGGCTCTGCAGCGGCCTGCCGAGCGGGGGAGTGGAGCAGCGCGGTTGCACGGGATGGTATTTGGCATAAGACAGGAGCCATGGTCGCGGTGGTTGCCGCAGCGCTGGCCGACTGGATGATCGGTTTGGTTGTCAACAACATTCCGGCGGTTGTCCTGCCGTGGGACTACTCCGTGCTGCTGTGCCCCGTGGTCCTGGCATGGTACATCCTCACAGAACTGGGGTCGATCGTGGAGAATGCCGGCAAGCTGGGCGCGCCCGTCCCGGCATTCCTGGCCAGGATCATTGCGGCCTGTAAGGGCAGTGTGGACGCAGCGGGGGATAAGCTTGCCGGCGGAGAAGACGAGGGCAAAGTGGAATAAAAGAAAAAGGCGGGGGATCACTCCTCCGCCTTATCTCTAAATTTTTGTTCCATCTGGAAAAACAAAATTCGCAACATAAGCTGCGCCTAGAACAGATGCGATTTGCTCTAACTCCTCTTTGGTTAAAGTGTTTCTTTTTATTTTCTGATTAAGATTTTGTGGTGTAGTCCCAATTTTTCGCGCAAGTTCCGATTGACTAATCCTTTTATAGGATAAGGCCATATTTATTTGTTGCTCAACTGTCACCCTCTCACCTCCTAATATTATTATAAACTATATAGTTGACTATAACAAGCAGAAAATTAAAAAAATTAAGCAAATAATTAAAACAAACGCTTGACATTATCAATCGTATGCTTTATAATATAGTCACAGCAAAAGGAACGGGAATTGACCGCCGGACGCTGCGGACTATGAAAACAGAATTTAGATGGGCGTGCTCCTGAAAGCAAGCACCGGAAGCTGAAATCCGTTGAGCAGTAATGGACAAGACAGCAGCGAGTATGGGCGGCTTAATACCTATTACATCATCAAATTTATGAGGTGATTAATAATGAATGAATTACAGATTTTTAATAATCCCGTTTTTGGGCAAGTACGTACCATCGAAGACGATGGGAAAATCTTATTTTGTGGAAACGACGTCGCAAAGGCTCTCGGTTACAAAGTGCCAAAAGACGCTATTGCGGCTCACTGCAAGGGGGCGGTAATTCGCCGCCTCCCTACCAACGGCGGAGAACAGGATGCAAAATTTATTCCCGAAGGTGACATCTACCGCCTTGCGGCGAAAAGTGAACTTCCCAGCGCGGATGATTTTGAGCGTTGGATTTTTGATGAAGTGATTCCCAGCATCCGCCGTACCGGTGGATATATCACAGGGCAAAATGAACTTTCCCCCGAGGAATTGATGGCAAAGGCTCTCATGGTGGCGCAAAAGACCCTGGCAGAGCGAGAAGCCCGGATTTCTGCACTCACCGTGGACAATACGATTATGAAGCCCAAAGCAGAATACTTTGATGAACTGGTTGATAGAAACCTTCTCACCAATTTCCGTGAGACCGCCAAGGAACTTGGAGTCGGTCCCAAGGTTTTTGTGGCCTTCCTACTGGGAAAAAAATACGTCTATCGGGACAAGAAAGGAAAGCTGCTTCCTTATCAGCCTCATGTGGATTCCGGTCTGTTTGAGGTCAAGGAGTGTACGAATGAAAAAACGCAGTGGAGCGGTACACAGACGCTTGTCACACCGAAAGGTAGAGAAACATTCCGGCTGCTCTATCTGAAAACAGCGTGAGGGTGATGCCATGATTGTTTTAAACGAAGACTGGACGTTTACATCAAAGAGCGGGGGAAGCACCTCGCTTGGATATGTAGGAGAAAACGAGGTCTGCACCCTGCAAATCCAAAAGCTTGGCACGGAGTTTATGGACTGGGATATCGTGTTGGATGTATCCCAGCCAGGTAAGAAGAACATATGGGCCGTGGAGAAAACAGAAGAAGCCGGTAATATGGTCCTGTCAGTTCTGATCAAACGTGAGTACATTGCTGCCGCCGGGAGCATCACGATCCAGCTGCGGGCTACGCATGAAGACGGTCGTGTGAAAAAGTCCGCGCAGCTCACGTTGTCCGTCAGTCCAAGTATCAACGCTCCGGATGTGGTTCCGTCTCCGTTACCATCGGAATTTGCGGAATATGAGCTGCGGATTCTGGACGTCAAGGAAGCGGTGGAGGCGGACGCGGACCGCGCCGCTAAGGCTGCGCTCTGTTCGCCGCAGATCGGCGAGAACGGCAACTGGTACACATGGAACAGTACAACGGGGGAACTGAGTGACACCGGGATTCCGGCCAGTGGCAATGCCGAATGGAACTTCTTTGGAACGACGCCCTGCCGGGTATCAGGTCCGTCCATCAGCGGGGTGAAAATGGTATCCTCCACAGAGTGCAGTTACCGGCTGTACTCCGATACCGTGAAGGATATGGACAGCGCGGGCCGGACAATGCATTGGCTGTCGGAGAACTATGTGAATGGTGTTTATGAGTTTACTGTCAGCATTGTAAATAATAAGCCCAGCGGGTGGTATCAAGTCTTCTGGTCCATGATGTTTGTTGGGCTGGAGGTGAGCAAAGCCTATAAACTGTACATCGATACAACAGGCCTTACGCCGGATTCGACCACGACAGGCATGTATTTTGGCCGTTTCCTTCTGGCCAGTGCGGTGGGTGGCTCAAAGGGCGAAACAATTATCAATACCACGGAGGTTGATCATGCCAGATTGAATTCCTGGGAGTTTACTGCGACAACGCCGGATGTGATCCTGGAATATTACGCAGGAAAAGAAATCTCGCAGCTGGTAAATGGATACAGCGTGCGTTTCAAGGATTTGTATATCAACTACGCGGACGCGGAGAGTGGACATGCTGCGATATACAGCGACGCCGGTACATTTACGGGCGAGAAAGTCTTTCTGGAATACACAGACGGCTTGAATTATACGGCGGACCCAGCCTGCTCCGTATATTATACCGAAGCGAAATCCAAGGTCTTCACAATCAACGGCCAGGAGCCGGACGATGAGGGAAACGTCAGTCTTCCGGTCAGCCGTCTGCAGGGGAAGACGCTGGTCTGCATGGGCGACAGTATCACAGGGATGTTCAAGCCGCCCGCAGATTATCCGTCCATTATTGCCCGGCTTACCGGCATGACGGTCCACAACTTGGGAATGGAAGGCTGCCGGATGTCATATCATCCGGATCGATATTATGACGCGTTTTGCATGTATCAGCTTGCGGAGGCCATCACTTCCGGAGACTACACGCCGCAGGAGGCCGCGGTTGGACACACCGGCAGCTATGCGGCGGAGCGTGTGGCATTATTGAAATCCATCGACTGGACAAAAGTGGACTATGTCACAATTATGTACGGCACCAACGACGTTCAGGGCGGCGTTGCGCTGGATAACGTAGAGGATCCTAAGGATACCACCACATATCTGGGAGCCGCGCGGTACGCCCTAGAAAAACTCTGGACGGCCTACCCCAATCTTAAAATAATGCTGCTGACGCCGATCTACCGCTACTGGGATGACACGCAAACAGACAGCGACGAAAAGACATTTACCGGCGGCAAGCACCTTTATGAGTTTGGCGATGGGCTTCTGCAAGTGGCGGCGTATTACAAGACGCCGGCGGTAGACCTGTACCACACACTGGGCATTAACAAGATCAACCGGGCATATTATTTCCCCGTTGGCGACGGCACGCATCCCAATGATCTGGGCCGTGCGTTGCTGGGTGAGAAGATTGCGGGGAAGCTCCTGAGCGAGTTTTAAAGTGATCATAAAATGAAAGTGCAGCCGTCCGTAATGGATAGCTGCACTTTCTTAATTCTAATATTTTAATACAAAAATGAGAAAAATTTTCACCAAAATAAAACATATTTTTTACAATGATTTATAATAATTAAAAAATATTAAAGGGGAAAATTTATGAAAAAGCGATTTGTATCAATGGTTCTTAGCCTTTTATTATTTTCACTTTGTGGTTGTAATCAATCTATAACGGAAAGTCAGCCTATAACAGAAAACCAACAATCGAAGACAAGTAGCGCTGTAACAGAAAGTCAGTCCACAGAGGAGAGCCAACCTGTAACGGAAAGTCAGCCGCCGCTGGAAATAATAAATGGATACGAAACAGCAAGAGGCGAATATAATGAATATTTTGTTTTGCAAGTGGATGATTTTAAGGATGCGTTCAATGATTCTATTGAGAAAAAAGGTTATGAGGGATTAGAAATTCTAAGTTCTTCAGATACAAGTGCTTCATTGACGGATAATGGAGAAACTTGGTGTATTTATATTAAAAGGAGAAGCCCAGATGATCATAAGTATGATTTGGAAGGACAGGATGGTACAGGTTGTATAGAAAGTCTAGAGCTCAGCCTATTTAGTGAAGGAGAGGAAGATGCAAAAATAAACGGAGATTACTTATATTCTTTAATTAATCTTTTTAGCCCTGGTTTGCAAGAAGAAATTTGTGATCAATTATATATCTTTGAACAAGCTCCGGAAGGTTATCCTCGAGTGCGCACTTTGTTATGTGGAAATGTAAAATATATATACTCTTATGATGAAGGAAATGAGAAATACAGTAGTTCTTCTTTTCATGTTAGACCCGCAGAAATTGAGTATATCCCCGAATCAACGCCCAGGAAAGAAACTGCAATTCGACCGCAGGCTTAG